GATTTTTTGTTTTTGATGAGCGTGGAATGAGTTCGCCCGATAACTACCCCGATTTCGTGGTATTTGAATAGGAAGTCGTTGTAGGCAATGTCGGTGACGATGTTGCGGGCAAGCACGTTCTCCCGCCTGCGATTGGCCGAGCAGATAGCACTTGGCGTGGTGTTGAAGATTTTGGCTACTTCCTGCACCATGTGGTGAATTACGCTGGTGGTCATGGCTTCGGTGGGGTTGGGTACATCCAATGAGTAACTTCATGCACCCACCATACATCGCCGTGGATGTTGGTGAATGTTGGTGTCGGGTTATCCCTAAGCCATGCCACGGCGTAGTTGCCATCGAGCAGGGCGATAAACACCTCCTCCATCTTGGAGGGCATCGTTTCAGGGGTTAGGCGTGTCCATTCCATGGTTATTCGTTTAGCAGGTTTTCTATCTTTTGTATTCTCTCTCCAATCCACCGCATCACAGGCACGGCCATTGAGTTACCACAAGCCTTGTACCTCGGCCCATCGGGACATTGGTCGGCTTCCTTGTTTCGGTATGGAATCTTTGTCCAATCATCGGGGAATCCTTGTAGGCGTTCACACTCCTTTGGGGTCAGCCTTCGTATAGCCATCGGTTGCTGAACCAATGGCGTATTGCCTCCTCCTGTTCCGTATCTCGCACTCACGGTATCAGCAACATCCTTTGGTCCATTGACTCTTGAATCATTTGGATGCGATTCGTAGTAGAGGGGTTGGGCAACACCGTGAACACCTGTTGCGTTCAGTGTATACATAGGGCCATCCTCCGTGAATCCATCGCCATTGCCTCCATTCAAAGGTTGCCTTCCAATAGTGTTTTCGGCTAACGCTATCGGTTGGGCAACTGCTAATTGATTATCTCCCGGCTCTGACCTCAATGTTGGTGATGTCCCATTATCCGAATACCCATACCCAAGCCTTTGCATCTTGCCAGGTTCAAAGGCTATCGGTTGGGCAACTGCGTGTGGCCCCTTTGCAACCAACGATGACATCGTTTCTCCTACTTCAATCCTCGGCTCGTATTGTGCGTTCTCGCCTTGGTTGAATGCTGCACGGTCAATAATTACATTGAAATTATCCGCTCGGCTATAATTACTGCAAGTTGTTTGCAGAGTGGATGCTACTTCGGATTGTTGGTTTCCAGCGAAGATTGTTGTTCCAACGCTTCCTTCAGCATCGGAGGTAACTTCTTCCCTCTTTTTTCTGCTCGGTTTAATATTCCCTTGCAGGCTTTCGGACTCAAATAGAACCGCTGCGGCAACTCGCCAATCTCCAAGACATCCGACAACAAACACTCTTCTGCGTCTTTGTGCCACTCCGAAGTGTTGAGCGTCAAGAACCCTGTAAGCGAACCCATACCCGAGTTCGCCCAACGCCCCGAGGAAGGTGCCAAAATCTTTTCCTCCGTTAGATGACAAGACCCCTGGAACATTTTCCCACACGACCCACTTGGGCTTGAACTTATCAGCGATTGAAAGAAAAGTAAGCATGAGGTTGCCTCTTGGGTCAGCAAGACCTTTGCGAAGTCCTGCGACGGAGAAAGATTGGCAGGGGGTTCCCCCCACGAGAAGGTTAATTGGTCGCTCATCTGCGATTGGGTTTTGGTTGATGGTTGTCATGTCGCCAAGGTTTGGGACATGGGGGAAACGATACTTTAGGACTTCGGAAGGAAACTGCTCTATTTCGGAGAACCATTGCGGTTCCCATCCGAGGTCGTGCCAAGCAACTGAGGCTGCCTCAATGCCTGAGCAAACTGAGCCGTACTTCATGCCTTTTTAGCGTTAAGGACGTGGCCAAGCAGTACCCAGTTCACACGCCATGGACTGATGGTTTCGGCGTGGTCGGGGGTGAGGCAAGTGGCACAAGCCTTGCGGATGTGCATTTGCCATCTTCGGAAATCGGTGGGGGTTGGTTTCATGGGTTTGGGTTTAGTAGTGTGAAGATATACACAAGTTAAGAACATTCATCCAACAGCTTTTGAAATTGCTCAACGCTTGAGATGACTACATACCTGTAGCCAACTGCCTCTACGACCCCCTGCCACCACTTTTGCGATAGGGATTGCTTGCCCTTGGGTGCCTTGAACTCAAGGAACACCGCACCCTTGGGCGAAAGGTATGTCATGTCGGCAACGCCAGCGGTCAGGCCGATGCCCTTGAGGAAGTAACCGTTGGAGCGGCTTCGGGGGTTGTTCAGGTTCAGGAATAGCAGACCCTGTTCGTTGGGTCGGAGCATGGCAAACAACTTGACGCAGGCGGCTTGCAGATTATATTCTTCCATCATGTTGGATTGGGGTATTCGTTGGCTTTGGTAAACGGAAGCAAGCACTGGATGTCTGCCGTGCCGAGTGAACCGTTGCGATTCTTTCGGACAATGACTTCCATCAGGTCAGCCTCCTTGCTCTTGTCATGCTCGTAGGGTCGATAAACAAAAGCAATTTTGTCAGCATCAAACTCAAGTTGCCCTGTTTCTCTAAGGTCGGACATGATAGGCCGATGGTCTGCCCTGCCTTCGGTTGCACGGGATAGCGAAGAAACCACAACCCCGAACACCTTCTGCCTCTTGCAGATGGTCTTAAGCGTTTTGCTGATGTTGGTCATCTGCTCGATTTTAGGTTTCGGCTTGTCCATCTTGGTTGGCTCAATGAGTTGCAGGTAGTCGAGATAAAATCCGCAAACGCCGTACTTGGTTTTGAGTTTGGCGATTTCGCCTTCAATGCGGTCGAGGTTGGCTTGGTGCAGGTCAACGATATACAGCGGCTTTGACTTAAGGAGGTCAGCCTTTTTCCCCAAGTCGAGAAATTGGTCGGAGGTGATTCGCTCGGTGGGGTTGAGGAAGTGCGACCCATCCATCTCCGCAAGGTTAGAAAGCATCCGTTGGCTTAACTGGTCGGCACTCATCTCCATCGTAAAGAACACCACAGGAATGTCAGCCATCGCTTGGTTCATGGCGATTTGCAAAGCAAGCAAGGTCTTACCCATCGCAGGGCGACCGCCAAGCAGAACGAACTCGGATGGCTTGAATCCCGTCAGCATACGGTCAAGCGGGCTGATGAAGGTGGGGTAAACCGAATCCTTGCGTCTACCCTCCCTCACCTCGTTCATGTTCAGCAGGTACTCCTTGGCGAGTTCATGGGCGGTGGTTTCGCTTGCGTTGGTTTCCACGGCTTGCATGGCTTGGTAGCGTGCGAAAGCTCTCGGAATATCACGGTCAACGGCAAGGTCGTCCATGATTTGCTGTTCCTCCCTTGCCTTCCACGCTTGATTCAGGTCAGCGGCGTAGGTCTTCCAGTCCGAGGTGATAGTAATCCCATCGGCAAAGAATCCAAGGTCAAGGGTTACAAAGGCTTGATTGTTTTCAACCAGGTATTGGTGGAGGGTAACCAAGTCAACGGGTCGCTCCGCTCGGTGCAGGGCTTCGATGGCTCGGTAGATGAACACGTTGTTTCCCGTGAACAGGCGTTCAGGGATTTGCATGAGGAAGGATGCTCGGTCAATGAAGGCATCCATCAGGCAGGACAAAAGCCTGCGTTCAGCGGTAGCGTGGTAGGTCTGCATCTTCGGATTGGTTTAGTAGTGGTCTTGCAAAGGTATTGGTTCGGACGATGGCCTCGTCTTCCCAGCGGGCTTGGTTTAGGTAGGTTGCGGCATGGGGAACGAACTGCACCTCGGTGTTGGCGTAGAGCCTTGCGATGTTGTCGATGGCCTTCTGCTGGTTCTCGTCCGATAGCTTGGCGAAGGCTTTGGATGCTAATTGCTTGGATGTCTTGCGGGGATACAACGCCCAAAATTGGTCAAAAATCACACAAGTATTCTTCTTCTCTTTCTTATCTTCTATCTCTTCTCCTCTTATCTTATCTAATCTTATCTTATCTGCTTCGTTTTGCTTAGCACTTGCTACAATTTGCTTAGCACTTGCTTGGCTTTTGCTTTCACCTCCTCTGCGTCCTGCTTCACTCCTTCGCTGACTCAATCGGTCAAGGTCAGCCATCTGCGAGTCAAGGAAAGTAATGCGGATTTGGTCGCATTCATGCTTGATGATTTCAGCATTCATTAACTGACCAAGCAAGGATTCGCCAATCTCAAGCGATGCCTGATGAACCGTGAGATGGCCATGCTTTACCCAGTAAAGCTGACAAATGTGAATGAATGCCCCCTGCAATTCAAATGATTTGCGGCTGATTCGTCCTGCGAGCCAATCGCTGGGGGAGTGCTTGTACCAACTATTTTCCATGTGGTATTAAAAAAAATGCCCCGACTGATAGCAGCAGCCGAGGCAAGGGGTTAATGACCCTTTATCTAAACATCCCTTGGCTGCTATTACAAGGAATGCGTTCTACTCTTAAATGTAAACTTCGGGCAAATTTACACTAAAACGGCAAGTCATCGCCATCTTTTTGTGGAGCTGGTGCAGATTCTTGGCGTTCCTGAATCGGCTCGACCTTGCCTGACAAGAACTTCCTGCCTCCGTTTCTTGATTCCCGCACCCATGCGGAAAGCCGCATCTTAGTGCCGTCGGGCAGGATGATGTCGCCCTTGTAATCTGGGCGTTTCGGGTTGTCGCCTTTGTCGTTGGCGAACAGGGAGAAGGTGTTGGGTTGTGGTGTGTAGTTGCTCATGGGTTTTGGGTTGGGGTTTTAGTTTATTTAAGGATTCTTAGGTTGATTTTGGTACGATTGCGAAAGTTGTAAATATCTTCAATTACTTCAATCTGCATTTTTACATCACGTTGCTTTTTAAATTTTTGACTTTGATATTTCATCTTTTCAATAAACACATCAGTGCTAAATTCTTGGCTTTTTGTCAAAAGAATTAAAAACGAGCGAAAAACAATAATATCGTTAACTGGCACAAATTCTTTTAATTTAATTAAATCCTTGGCGATTTTTTGAGATTTTTTCAAATCCTTTATTTGAAAATTACCCAACCTAAATATAACATTTACATCACGCCCAATTTGATTTAAGTTTAGAATTTGTATTGATTGATATAGTGTAAACCCATAGTCATAAATAAAAGATTTTGTTTTAATGTAATCATCAAAACCTCTTTTGCAGAAAGAGTCAAGCACGTCTATCATCGTCCATTTTTTCGATAGTGCATTTTGTCTTTGAGTTTCTTCAAGACCAGCACCTTTGTTAATCGTGTAATAAATTGGAAGGCCCAATTCTTTGCAAGCGGCAAGTCGATGCTGACCGTCAATAACCTCCATCCTTTGATTGACTTGGATTGGAATTTCAAGATATTCTTCACGCATTGACTTAATTAATTTTTGGACATGACGCTCATCAATATCACGATTTCCAAGTAGTTCCTTAAAAATCCCGTAATCGGTGGTGTAGAAGATTTGTCCAGCGATATTGCTTGGTGTGTTGGTTGATTGAATTTTGAACATGGTTTTAGGTTTTTGGTTGTTGTGGTTTGGTTGAATGTTAAACATGGTTTTAATTTTTAAGGGTTTTGAGATTAGGTTTGGTTAAGGTTAAGCGTAAGGGCCTTTGACTGGGATTAGATGTTCAAGGTTGTTGTTCTTCTTCGGGTCGAACCAGTAATAGCAGCGATGCGAGTACAGGTTGCCAGTGGCTCTTAAATCGTTCAGGATGCGATAAGT